CGGCGCCGCGCGGCGCCGCTACCGCTACTTCCTCCGCCTGTCTGCTCAAGTCGACACTCGACGCCCGCTCCGCTGGCATCACTAAGCAGTGATGCGTTCCACGTGCCGCTAACTACCTCGCCAGGGTTGAGCGCAGTCGTAGTACCGGTCGCGAGCACCGCAACCTGAGCGCCACTCTCCCACAGTGCGAGGCTCCACGTCGTTGCATTGCCAGCGCTCGCAGTTTTGCGGATCCGAACGCGAAACGTCTGCAGTCCAGCTCCAGTGTTTGGCGTACCGGATGGCGTAGGGAACGAGACCCGGCAATCCGTGTTATTTGAGGAAGCTGCATTATACGTCAGCCACGCACCATCTGGCGAAGCCGGATCTTCGTCTATATCCGTGACGGCGCCGTCAAGCAGCGTCTGCACGAGTATCGCGTCAGGGGCTAACGTTTCACTCGACATCAATCCTCAGTGCACACCAATGCGCCAATTGCAGCAGTCGGAGCAATGCCGGTAGAAACGGCTAACCCGCCACCCGTTCGCGCTCCGGAGTACAGGATCTTAGTTGCGCCGGACGACGCTACGCCAATGCTCCAATGCGTAATCGTGTTGCTCCCGCTCGTTGCCTCCGGCCATGCTACCTCGGCCGCATTGCTTGCTTGATTGTTGACGACCGCCCAACCGCCAGAAGTACGCGCTACAGCGACGCGAGCATAGGCGCCGTAGGTAGCCTCACTAGCGTCTTGTGTGCCAGTCTCGCCAGGATCGGCCGTGTGCAAAGCAACATAGAGATTGGTGAGTGGTGACGTTGTATCGTCCTCAGCCAGGTCCGCGATTGCTGTTCCGTTGAAGATTAGCTTCAGTAGGTCATTCTCAAATGTGTTGCCTTTACTCATGGCTGATCCAGTCCTCCAGAAGCCAGCTTCTGTGATTCGGTTTTGAGAGTTTCCGCCATAGTTCCTTGCGGTAGCGGCGGAGGCTCTGGTGGTGGCGTTTGCTCCTGCTGCTGATACCCAGCTTGCGCAGCGGCGATAGACGACGGCCGCAAGGATTTGTCTGTCGGCAGGTCGAGCAGCGTACCTAGCTGGATTCGGCGTTCGAATGCAGGAGGCTCTTTAAGCAAGGAGAGCTCGTCTGCTACCTTCAAGCGGATGTCGTTGTAGATGTCGGGATACACGGTTCGTAGCGCCTGCACATGGTCTCGCGTTAGCGTTCCAGCCTCGAGCTCGTCGAATACGCTCAACGGATCCTCGACGACCTGCACAGCGCGGGCGAATTTGGCGATTGAAACCGGGTCGACCTGTGGTTTTTCTAGATGCGGGACCAGAGACTCCGTATCGATTAGTCCAGTCGGTGCAACCTGCTGAAGGTATGAAGTTCCGCGTGACATTGCTGCAGCCATGCCGACTGCTGCGTTAGGCGCGACCGAAGCGATGTTACCAAGCTTGCGTTCGATTGCCGCGGGGCCTTGCTGTGCGGTCTCTGTGATTTCCGCGAGCTTGCGACGGTACGCATCAGTGCGGGTCTCGCCTTTCTTGGCGCCTAGCAGCTTGTCGATTTTGCTCTTGCGCTCAAGCTGCGCCTCGGTGCCTTCAGCGAGTGTCTCTGCTCGCGTCGCACGCTCGACCGGCCGAAGAAACTTGCGCACGCCTTTGCTCAATTTGACGTCGGCTTTCGCTACTCGATCAGCAAGGACAGCGATAACGCCGGCAGCCTTCTCACGCACGAGCTTGTTTGCTGCGCCCAGAGCCGCGCCGGTGGCGAGCCCCGCAATCGAACCGCCACCGAGCACCAAACCGCCAGCTGCTGCGATAGTATCGGTCAGACCGAATACTCGGTTCGTCTGCCCGCGCGCGAGATTGTCCGTCAGTTGTCGCTCTGCCCACCGCGAAGCGCCGTAGGTTTTTTTAGCGGCTTGGTAATCCTTGAGAAAGCCGCCTTCGAGCCCGGCCTTCTTGGCAGCCTCATCGGCCTGTGTCTCGATTGTGTCCTCGAGGATGCGACGGACATCTCGCAAGCGTTCCGCGGCCGGAGGCGCCTCGATGCGCGCCCAATTTATGTCGGCATCGAGGCGTGAGCGGAACTGGTGTAACTCCTCGAAGGTGAGCGGTTTTGCTCGCTGAGCAGCCGCTGCAGGAGCAGACGGCGTGGCGCCCGATTTCAGCGCGCTGTACTCGGACGACAGGCGCTTCATTGCCGCGGCATGCGAGCCCTCCGATTTCATGTACGGGCCCATTTTGCCAGTCGTAAATTCGCGCCAGGATGGCACTTTTCCGGTAGCCTCTGTTACCTCCGAGGTAACCTTGACCGCTTGTGTGCGTTCCTTGAGCAAACTCAGCGTCTCGTCCAGTTTATCTGCAATCCTGCGGTCGGCGACGCTAAGACTCTTGCGCAGGTCACCTGTCAGCTCGTCGACGCGTGAGAACAGCTTGCTAGCGTCCACTCGTCCGCCGGCCTCGTCGACGCTACGGAGCGCCGCACCAATGCGCTTGCCGGCCTCCTGCTTGACTGTTGTTGCACGTGAAAGCATTTCCTCTGTCGAGCGACCGGCGGCCACGATGTCATTGTCCAGCAGTTCGCGGCCCGTCTGATTCATGCGCTTGGTAGAGACCAATTCGCGCGAAGCTTTTTTGCTTGGATCGATCGCTTTGACCGCGGAAAATTCGGACAGCTCACCGGTTGCCCTGCGGAAGCCCTCTGCTCCGCCAACACGACGCGCCACAGAGCTCGCGAGCCCTCCGCCTACTCCGAGGCCGAGGCCGAGTGTCCCGCCTGCCAGAGCGCCGAATTTGGCGCCCTCCTTGGCGCCGGCGAGCAAGCGTTCGCCGAGCCTGTCGTAGTTGCCGTCGGGAGCGAGCGCGGCCTCTGACAGCTCCTGTCCGGCTCCGTAGACAGCGCCTTCGACCGCGCCTCCCACGCCGAGCCGCGTTGCCTGCTGTACGCCGCGGCCTAAGACGCTTTCGCCAGTGACACCGAGCCTCGCCAACCCGCGCGTTGCAAGGCCTCCTGCGGCCTCTCCGGCGGCTGCAGCGGCCCGAATCGGAGAACCAACCGCAGCAACGCCACGAGCAGCTAGAGAGGTGCCTCCGGAGGCCAGGAGAGGGGCTACCGTGCCGACCACCTCGCCTGTCGTGGCCGCCAGCGGATTAGCCTGCTCGCGTGCTGCTCGCTCTTGGCGGTACTGCTCTCCGCCGATCTCGCCAGCGACGACATCATAGCCGCCGAGTGTGGCCGCTCCGAGGCCTGACTCCACTCCGGTCAGCAGCTGAGACCCGAGGCCGCCATGCTCCTCCTGGAGCTGGCGCGCCTGCGCCTCCTCTGGGCTCTCGATTCGCCAGACGTCAGGCATGATTCCGCCGAGGTCGTCCAAATTCATCTGTTGGACGTTCCCCGCCCTGTCGCGTGCTGACAGCGTCGTCCCTTCAGGCAATCCAAGCTGGCCGCTCTGGTATGCCGCTAGTGCCTGATCCTCAGGCACCTGCACGGCTTGCCCGTCGGGCGTGTACATCGTGACGGGCATTACTGCGGCGCCTCCTGACGCGGCTCAGGACCGACATTCTCCGGCGGCTGAGCAGTGACCTTGCTTTTGATCTGAGACTCATATTTTCGAATGAACCTTTCGCGCTCGACTTTCAGACGCTCCTTCTGGCCGCCGGAAATATCAATGCTTGTCAGGCTCGGTAACCGTTTCCTGGCACCTTCACGATCTGAGTCTGTAACTACGCCGCCTGATGCTTTTGCAACTCCCTCCACAATCGCCGCCTGTAGGCCATCAGCACCGTGATAGGTCTTCCCTCCGAGCCCGAATGCCCCAACCTTAGCCCACGGGTTGTCTATGTATTGCTCAGCGACGTCAAATCCGCGCATCGTCTCTTCATAATTGGCCTGTAGTTCGCGCATCGACTGCGCATCCTGATGCGTGCGCGCGTAACCTAAGCCAGGAATATAGAGCTTGTGTGACGGATCAACGGCTTGCTGTGGCGCCAATGCCTTGCCGAGCGCTTTGCTCGTATTGACGAGGTCGAGCGTATATTTTAGCTGCTTCAGCGGGTCGCCACCGGTTGTCTGGTAGCGCACCGGATCAAACTTCTGCGCTTCGGAGATAGCGATCTGATCCTGTTGCGCAAGCTCACGCTTTGCTGAAGTCTCGATTACCTCCCTCTGCACCTGCGCGCGTAAACCTTCGAGCGCCGCTTGTCGCTCTGGAGTCCTCGCGCTGTCGGCGAATTGCGCCAGTTGCTGGTCAGCCTGTCTGTAGGCTTCCTCGAGCGCAGAGAGCTCGGCGAGGCGGTCATCACCGAAGCGTTCTTTCGCCATTTGATACAGCGTTCGCTCCTGCTCAGCGCGGCGTCCTAGCAGCTCTGCATTCTCGCGCTGCGCCATGATGTCGTTGTCAATCTCGCTCTTGACCATCTCCCAAACCTGATTTGGCTGACCGGAGATTGCGCTACCTAGAGCACCGAGCGCTACCGCGATTCGGTTCGAAAAACTGTCGCTCCATTTCGGAGGAGTAATTTTGGATTGGAGCGCCGCCTCGTCGGAAAAGTCTCTGTAGCGCTGCTCGTAACGCTGCATCTCCGCAGCACGATCCCTGTCACGTTTTGCTTGCTCGTCAGCGAGCCCCGCCTTGTATCCCTCGACCATATTTTGCCGCAGAGCGACTTCTTTGCCCGCTTCGAGTCCCGCCTCCGCGGCTTTGATCGAGGCCTGACCTTCGGCAATCTCCGCCTCCTGCAACGCGGCTTCGGTTTCCTCGCTGAGCTTCGGGGCGAATTGAGTTTGAATATTGCGCTGCGCCGGCTGGAATTTGTTGGTGCCGACTTTGACGGTCCGCTGTGCAGGCATCGGCGGAAGCTGGAATCCGCCCTGTTGTTGCTGCATGCCAGGTTGCCCAGCGAACCGAATAGCACCCGGTGCGCCGGCGCTAGGAGGTGCTTGCTGGGGCGCTGCAGGCGGAGGCTCTACTGGAGTCATTCTCCGCTGCAGGTCTGTCATGGGCTGAGCAGCGTGAGCCGCAGGCGGAGGAGGAGGCGGGGGAGGGGGCGGTCCGGAATTGGCGACGTCGACTAACTCCTGTGGAGACATCGGCGCCGCGGCGGTTGCCCCGACGTCTCCGAGAGATGGCACCGGAGGTAACTCTTGCGGAGGCTGTGCATACAGCTCATCGATCATCGCCTTGCGCTGCTCGGGTGGCAGACTCAAATCATTTGCGATCTGAAACGCCTGCTGGTCTAGCGGATCGTATGCCATTATCGCCGCACCTCAGCGCGCTTTTTCAGTGTCTTGCTTTTGTCGCTCTTAAGATACGATTCCAATTCGCGCAGCCGCTTGTCGAAGCCGGCAGACTGCGCGAGTGTCTCACTGAGCGCGCGATCGCGGTCTACAGCTTTACCAGCCGGCGTCTCTACTACTGCATCTGCATACGCGGGCGACTGCTCGAGATCCTGAGCGATGATACCATTGCGCGGCGTGCGCTTGTCGGCGAACACCATAGCCTGCTCTCCCGGAGTCGCTCCTTGCTCCATTGCCATCCGTGCGGAGTCTTCGGGCTTGTATCGGTAGCGCACGGGCTCTACGGCTTCGAACGCTCGGCGATTAGCCTCGGCCTCATCGAGCGCTCCAGTGTCAGGTTGCTCGGGTGTCGGGTAGAGCTCCTTGCTCACGAGATCACTCTGCAACGAGCCACCAAACGACTGCATCAAGCCACTCAGGTCAGCGCCACCTGATTGTGCCGGTCGCGGCTCAGACTCAGGTGGACGTCTAGTCTCCATTGCGCGTGTCAGGGCTGCGGCGTCTATCTGCTGCGGTGCCGGTTGCGGCTGCTGCGGCTGAGCCAACGCTGCTCGTAGCTGCTGACCAAAACTCGTCGAGGCCGGAGCCAGCTGCTCCTTGGTTGCGAAGTCCGAGTACATCGGCTGGATATCCTCTTTCGCTCGACGGTCACTCGCAAAGAGAGCCCCAACTGACGAGATAAGTCCACCTGTGCCTTTCTGGTAGCGTTCGATGTTGCCCTCAGCGATGCCTGCATTGATTTTTTCGCGCTCCATGTCGGCCTGCAGCTGAGCACGAGCCTCATCGATAGACATGCCGCGAGCCTGCAAGTCGGCGAGCCTCTGATTTTGCGTATCTTGAGCGTATGTTTGACCAGCGGTCTGCATTTCCTGAGCGCGGAGCATGCCCGCGTCACGGATTACGTTAGACGTGCCCTGTGCAGCCTGCTGCGACGCTAGCCGCTGCGTCAGCCCAACGTTACCACCGCGCCCACTCGCTGCTGTGCTACGGGCAGCCATTGTTGCGGCGCCGAGGCCCGCTCCCATTTGTTGCTCGGCTACGCTAGGCCCCTGACCGAGAGCGCGCTTGCGAAGCTCGTCGCTCCACATGCCCTGTTGACCGCGCATCTGCAGCTGACGCTGCTGATCGCCCTGGTCAGTAGCGAGCGTCTGTCGCTGCGCTCGATGGCCCGTCTGGCCCATAATGGTATCCCAGGCACCTCCGGCCCACTCGCCTGCGCCTTGACCCCATTGATTCATATTGCGGGTGTCTTGCGCCGTGAACGGGCCACTCCGGCGCGGAGCAGCATAGGTGCGATTACTTGGGATTGGTCGAGTAGCCATTATCTGCTGTCCGCCTTCGGGGCGCGTTGAACGCCACCCCTAAATCCGACCTCGAATGAGCACCCAATGAAGGCCAAGCCCTCGTCAGGCGCAGCTGGCTCAGTCTCCTTGAGGCGCAACTGCCAGCGGTGACCCTTTTGATGATCCACATGAGCTCGTACGCCATTTTCTGACAGCGCAGCGATAGCGGCTTCGGTCCAGGTAAATGTCGAGCTCTGATTCGCGGTGCCGAATGCGTGCCCGTTGCGCACTAACTCGACGGTCAATCCACCTGTACCACGTTTTTCAAGCATAGGACGGAGCCGACGCAAACGCTTAAGGGTCTGCCAGTCAGAAAACGCAATATGACCAGTCGTCAGCGTTATGCCGTACCATCCGTTTGCATCCGTATAAGCCGATCCACCGGGCTCGTATGCTACGACACCATCTGATGCGACGTAATGCCAGAGACCAATACTGTACGCGGCATCCGCTCCAACACGAGCAGTATTGTATTTCCAGATCGCCCACCGCTTCGACTCGAAATCGAACACCATTACACGCCACGCGGTGCCCGCAGTGTTCTGCATGAGCCATCGGATCTCTCCACGATGCTGCACATAGGTCGCTGAGCGTACGACCGGAAACGCCGCGAAGGTGTCCTGCACCGGGTCGCCAATGTACTGAGACGCTCTGGAGCGATCGAGCAAATAGATCCCTTGCCGCCCAACATAGAAGACACCCAACGGGGTGGATACGGTACCGCGAGGTTGATCGCATCCACCATCTGAGTGGATCAGGATTGGAACCGTGAAGCTGCCGCTCTGTGGATCGCCCGTACTATTCGGCCCTTCGCCTAGAATTGCGTAGATGCGATCCTTGGAGAATGCTATCAGCGCATCATCAAGGCTTGCGAGCGCGTTAACCTCCTCGCCAGGAATGCGCACTTGCTGGGCCAAGTTAAACTCCGCGGGACGCCCCTCTGTCTCCTCCTGCGAGTACCAGATAATATCCGGCTCCTCACCACCCGCTACCCAAAGCCGGGCTTTGTGCCGCACGAGAGCGCGCCCGCCACCGTAGACTGCGTCTTGCTCGAGCACGCCACCTGCGGTGTACAGAGTCGGATTGCTGGCGATGAAATCCGCACCGTTGTCGTTGATTGTCTGAAATGACAGCCGCTGCGGATCGTTGTCACGCCCAGCTACTGTGAGCACGATCGAACGCTCACGATGGAATACTCCAGTCTCGCTAGCTGGTGCTCCAGCCACGGTAACGTTGGCTCGATAGAGCGCTAGCTGTACGCGCCGCTGCGTAGCAGTCTGCCGCTGACGTAGGGTGAGTGACAGGTGCCAAACCGTTACATCAATCGTTCCTTGCCCGGCGCCGTTATCTGGAACCTGAGCAGTCACCGCTTCGCTAGGCTCGCTTTGGTGATAATTTCCCCAGCGGTCGAACCACTCATACACCAACACGTATTGATAAAAATCCCCAGCGACGAGCCCGGTACCGGCGCCATTGGCAGTGGCTAGCCGCGGCGTCTGGAGAAAACCAGCCTCGTGTGCGTTATCGCCATCTGTGTACTGCACGAGCCCGCTAGCCCAGTAAGCTAAGTCGCCAGTCTCGGCTGCCTGGTAGCGTGCCGAATCATCAAAGTCGAAGGTCAGGTGGTCGCCGGCTCCGTGCGTATCAGCACCGGCCGCCTGCAGATAGACTCCAGTGTGTCGCTTGGATGACTGCGCAGATACCCACGAGGGCATGTAACGCGGCCCGGAGCCGAGCCCAGACGTGGCCTCCTGCGACTTGCCGAAAGTGGCAACCGGACGCGCCGAAGCGTCTGAGTCATTGAGCTCAATTACCGCAAAGACATTGTCGGTCGAGACGACGCAGAATTGTCGGTCGTGGATCGTCCAGGGCTTGGACTCTGGTCTCAAACGTGCTGTGCTGCGCGTTGTCCCTTGCGTGCCTGAACTCGTAATCCATCGCCACCACATAATCTGTGGAGTGGTCGCGGTCGCATTTTCGTGGCCGTAAACCATGTAGCTCGACTCAGTGAGCTTGGTGATTCCGGTGCCAGCCTCGAGCGCGCCCAGAGGAATGTGTGACGTTGCCGCCAGGATCTGGGCCGCCGTGCTCGTGTTATAGACCTCGACGCGTACTGCGCCGCTGTCTACGTACGCTATGACTCCTGCAGGCGTGCCGCTTGGTGCCGCATCGAGTACCGAGATACGCGAGTGCGTACCGATAGGCGCTTGCGCAGCGCGCCAGGTAGACCCGAGCGCTGGTAGAGCCCCGGCAGTCGTCACTTTTACGCCTACGCGCTGCCCGGCTATATCGATGTACGCCAGCAAAAATTCTGCAGCGGATCCATTGGGCGAGATATCGTAGCAACCGGCCGCGTCCAGGATGTCCGTAAGGATCGTTACCTCGCTGCTAATCACTGGCACTGTGGTGCAGTCAACAATGCGCGCCCTTAGCTGTGTCGTGCCGCTCGTCGGGAAATAGCAGATGAGCACGTATCGACCGTTGCCCATCACAGCAACGCGCAGATGAGTGACACCTGTCGCGCTGCTCAGATTTTGATCGAAAAGATATGTCCTCCCGGAATCATCTGTGATGCGGCAATAAATGCCACCGGACGCCTTCCACGCGTAAACGAAGTAACCGTTCGCATAGGCGGCTTCTGGGTTGAAAACGTTATCTTGGATGGACCGCTCGATCGCTCGTCGCCGTACCGTGCACTCGGACATCTGCTGAGTGACTTCAAGCAGAGTCGTGGCATTCGGCCGGAGTATCCTGCCAGAGGCCTGACCGGTCGCGATTAGCAGCGAGTCCTTCCATTTTATAAATCGCTCGACATCAGGGGAGCCAGCGATTGCGGTATTGAGCTCCGACGTTCCTGGACGCTTACGAATTTTTCCAGGCTCCTCAAAGCTGCCGTTTTCGATCACAGTAAATCCGTCTTCTAGCAGCGCTGGTTCGGACGCCTCGTCAAGCGGACCCACAAATGGCTTGTGTACGACCTGGTACTGTACCGGCGACATCACCACACCACTAGGTCGGCTATGAAGGTTGCTCCCGCACGCAGCTGCACGTGCGTTGCGATTCGCGCCGCGCTCCAGTCAGCGTGGCCTGAGTCGATCTCGAACAGATTAGCATTGACTGTGCGTACTCGAGCGAGCAACCAGCCCTTATGAGCTCTACCAAGTCGATGCTGTACGTAGGCCGTTACACCGCTAGAGAATGAGACGTCTCGAACCAACTGTGAACCGCGGAGCCACTCCGGCAATAACTTGCGGACTGAGCGCTCTATCGCATCGAGCAGACGCGTATCCTCTACGCTCTGCCCGGAGCTAGGCCTCTCTACCTGCAGACTACGGATCCGTTCACCAGCCATTAAGATCCTCGTCGTCCTCGTTGGCTCTGTGGTCGTGAATTGGCTTTGGCCAATTCTGGTCGGACGGCGCGAACCATGTTTCGATGCGTTGGTTCAATAGCTCGCGTTCACGCACCAGATCTGAAGCATCACGCTCCTCTTTCGCCGCCAGCCTAACTGTAGCATCAAGGACGATCCACTCCGGGAACGGCAACTGAACCAGCTCGCTATTGGCTAGCGGGCGGCCCCAATCTCGAATAAACGAGTAATGCACGGTATACACGCCGTTCGGAGGCGGGTCGAATAGCAGGTGAAACTTTTTTGCTTGCGAGGCTGTCTCGAGTTTCAGCCGCAACGAGTATTGAGGGAACGAGCTTATCCCCCACGACTGAGCTCTGGTCGTAGTGACACGCGTCGAATTAAATGGCCTCAGCGGGTACTTGTAGTCGCCAACCAACAGACGCACGCTCACAACTTTTTTCGTGACCGATTGCAGCGCGTATTCTGCCGTGCCGGCGACCGTAGTGACGGTCGAGTCACGGACCCATATGTCCTCCCGCAGCGAGCACAGATTCTCGTAATGCTGCTCCGCCGAGAGGTGGATCGCGTTGTACACCTCTCCTGATGCGGCAGACCCGTCGGCAACGAATGTACTGTTCTCCAAGTCCAATCGTTGCCGAACGAGTTCTGCAATATTCTCGTATGTATAGTGGTCGAGCACTTACTCTTCGTCGTCGTAAGACTCGAGCTGCATGATTGTTTTGACGGCTTCGCAAATCGCTTTGCCGTCCTTGGCTTCAAGGGCGTCGGCGAGCGCTAGACCCGCCTCGTCCTTGGCCACGCTCTCAGCGTCATCATCCTCACTGGGTGCGGACATTGGCGCCTTAGTGTTCATGCCTCCGAGCATATCTTCCATTGGCATGTTACTTACCTACCGGGCTGGAGCTCACCACGATCCGGAAATTTACGCGCGGGCCGTTCAGATTTGCAGCAGTGCCTGCGGTGCTCTGAGTAACCAGCGTAAACGCCTTGGTAGTGAGCAGCGTCTGCGCACTCATGATCTGCACGCGCTTGGCTGAGCTACTAAGATCCTCCTCGAGCCAAGCTTCTGCAGTAATTACCCGTGCGAATGGACCATCCGTGAGAGTAACCGTGTAGACTCCAGTCGATGGAGCGCCCACGCTGAAACCAGCTCCTACCACATTGATAGGAGCACCGGTATCATCCGTCTCGAACGATCCTTCGTAGACCTGTCGAGCCGGATTTTTGTAATAGCTCTCCGAGTAGAGAGCCTTGCCGCCAGCCATTAGCCGAGCTCCAAAACAAGCAAGCCTACGGGCAGACCCTGTCCGATACCGGTGGCACCGCTGCGGGTTACGTCGACGACAAGTACATCGCCTTTGTCGAGCTCAATCTCGGCACTGACAGAGCTGAGCGCAAACGCATTCGATGCTCTGGGCAGGTTTACTGTCATGTGCCCCTGAGTGAGCGACACTCCAGTGGCCAGTGCGCCAACATTGGCGGTCGTCGCGTTAGTGCTACCTTTCAGATACGCAATCAACGCCGTAGCAGAGTACGTCGGAGATGCGTATTTTAGTAGCTGCACTACGTAGTAATCAGAGGCCGATACAGTGCTAGAAAGGCTTTGCACGTAGCGGGCACCGACGATCCTGCATTTGTTTACGGCCGTGTAGACGACCTGCGCAACGAAAGCCGTCGCAGTTGCGGCGTTGCCCTCGTTGCGGTAGCTGACTTGCTCGCCAGTCGTCATGGCTGCCAAGGCCTCGACGGTTCGCGCCGAATCCTCGGCATCGCCAAACATGCCGCGCAATCGTTCGCGCAGCTGTGTGATATTGAGCGCCATTAGTCTGACTCCACAGTGATGACGCAGTTCGCCCGCGTATCGTCGCACGCCATGTTCGCGTAATAGTCAGCACGCACCTCGTAGCCAGATGCGCTGACTTCGCGGAGCATGGTGACGCCGTCATCATCGACCATGTCGGGGACAGGGCCGAGGCTGACGAGCTTCCAAGTGTCCTTCGTGAGGAGGAACATGTTATCGTCAGTAGAATTTTGATCCGCTACACAACTGACATTGCGTCGCGAGCCAGTGAACACGATCGATTTGAATCCGATGCGTGCATCAGTCGACTTGATGTCGTCGTAAACCACCTTGTTTCCGAGTTCCAATTGGAGGTCACGGAACTTCAAATGATTCATTAGACACAGATCTGGTGATGCGCCTTCGCGCCCCAGTCTAGCGATGCCGATTCGGATTGCTTCAGCGATTGAGACATTCGTTGCGGAAACGCGCGAGCCGTACAGGCGCGAGTCTTCGCTTCGGTCGACTTGAAAAAAGCTATCGCCAGTGGTCGGTGCTACCGTTGGGATCCACGCTAACAGACCTGCGATCGAATTTTTGAAGTCGCCTTCAACGAAAAAATATCGGCTAGCCGCTAAGCCAGTCGCGTCGTTGACTGTAACCGTTCCGGCATCGCGATTGACGCCAGTAACAGTTGCCGTAGTTGGCGTTCCGCCACCGATGAGCGTATGCGCCGCGCTTGAGCCGTCGTTGGCAGAGAACACGTACACATCGCCAACCTCAACGTTTGAGATTTCCTCGATATCGTTGAGAGTGAACGTCAAACCTGACGTGTAGCCAGCACTGATTTGGCCGCGCGCGCCACCGGTATTGCGGTACATACTGATCGCGCATGAGCGCGTCAGTGTGCTCAGCATTCCGTCGACTTCGCGTTGTCGTGCTTCGAAAAACGCCTTCTTACCGGCGCCTTTCGATTGCTTCAACACCTTGCGAGTGATTGAAATGAAGCCAAAATCATCAGCAGTCGTGATGAAAAAGTCTTCATATTTGTTCGTGGATTTGTTTGCTTGCCCGGTGGCAAACGTGCGGGAACGGCCGTTGGGAATTCCATACTGGATTGGCTGCACATAGTGCTTTCCGCCGATGTCCGTTTTCTTCGGGCACATGGCGAACCAAGGATTTTCCGGATAGGTAACGTCGTTGATACCTTCCTCCGAGTAGAACTCCTTCAGAGCCGCATCAAAGGATGTTGCGTCAACTGAGGACATGTAGAATTACTCCTAGCGATCTGGACTGAAACGGAGCAGGTTCGCAGCGCGGTCAAATCGCTCCTGCCGCGTCAGCGGTCGGGGCGGAGTTGCGCGCGCTCCTGCGTCGAAGTTGGACAACGCTGGCGCTTCTGTCGCCTCGGGCTTCGCCGACTGAACGGCTCCGTTGCCACGCTCGGAGGGGCTCGCTTGCGCGGGCCCGCCTGTACTTTTCCCATTCAGGCGTTGGGCATAACGCTCCGCTTTTGCGCGGAGATTAGACTCGAAGTGTGCGAATACATCGCGCACGGTTGCATCGTCGAGCACCTGCCCGACCGGCTCAAGTTCGCGCTGATAGTAGCTCTTTAGTGCTGCGACTATCTCTGTCGGGTCTTCGCCACTAAGCAGCGGGTAATCGCTCTCATGCTCAGTGATGTACGAAGTAACAATCGAGACGCCCTGCTGCTCTTCAGTCTGCTTTGCTGTTTGCTGTCGGTGAGTGCGCCACTCTTCCAGCTCGCGCTCTTGCCTCTCGTATTTCTCGGTAAGCTCACGTAACTTAATCTGCTCGGGAGTCTCCTGCTCGTCGACTGCGCGCTTGGCTACGTCGCGAGCCGACACGCCATGCTTGCGCATAAATTCGTAAGGATCTTTTTTGAGCAGCTCGACATGCTCGAAGTGCTCCCGCTGCGCTTGCGCTAGTGTGGCTTCGCGAATCTGGATCGTGCGTTCTTTTTTAGCGAGCTCTTTGCGTTGCGTTTTGAGCGCGGCAAAGCCCTTGTCTAGACGTTCTTGTTTCTTTTCTTCAGGTGCCTTCTCTGGTGCCGCTTCCTCTTTTTCGCCCGGCTCCGTAGGTTTCGCCGGATCAGCCTCACTATCATTCTGCCCCTGTGAATAGCCTTCGATTGGCCGATTGCCGCGTCCTCGTATCCACGAGGCAACGTCCTCGTCCCCAGTCTGCTCTTTGGGCTGCGGTGCTGGTTGCTCGAGCTGCTGTGCTGCGTCGGCCATCAGTTGAGTCCTGTCGGAGGCATGCCTACGGGAGGCGGAATAGGCGCCCCGGGCGCGTCTGGTGGGATGGGTGACTCAGCAGTAGGGGTAGGCACTGCAGCACCCGGGGCAGGTTCTTGTGACGCGGTGAGCATGTCTTTGCACTGCTCCACCCACGTATTCAGCAAGTCGCGGTTTTCGTCCGGATACTTGCGTACGTAAGCGTGCACGAAGGCGCGCGTACCGCGATCGATTGCCATCGTGAGATCCATCTGAGGCACTGGTGCGATGTACTCACCGTCCTCGAGGATCTTCTCAATGCACATGTCGATGAGACGCGGAGACGAGAGCGAGATCTCCATCTTGGCGGCTGTGTCTGGCAGCTCAGCCATCTCGCGCGCCTCACTCGCATCGATCCAGCCCTTAGCCTCAAAATGCTCAGCGAGTGCAACCTTGCCGGCGTAGTCGTGCGGCATCTGAGATGCAGGAGTCATCTTCATTTCGAAGGTACCGACGTCCTGCAGAACTTCTTTCGCCTCGAGTTCCTCGATCCAATTTTTCGCGTGGTACGTGATCTTGTACGAGCCTTCTTTTTCGAGAATATCGCGGGCCGTTTGCAGCGTTTGCTCAGCCGCCTCCATCACCGCACGCTCATCGTTGCGTGCAACGGTTAGGAATCGCTCAGACTCAATGTTGTGGTAAACGAGCTGCGCGCGGCCGCTCTCCGCCATGCCAGCGGGTAGAGAGCCCGACGCGCTAAGTTGCGAGATGCCACTCATTTCATACGCGCTTTGAGTCAGCGTATTGAGGTGACTCAAAATCTGCGGAGTAACGACGTCATGGACATGGAATTGCGGCGGCGTCCCCGTGTAATCAATCTGTACGCCCTGCAGAGCGTTACTGATCTGCGCATCGATGATTCTGCTGCCGCGTTCGACGAATACCTTGATATTTCCGCCGCGATACATGTTATTTTGAATCATACGCAGCAGCTGATTGATCTCGAGCTGAATGCCAGACAGCTGCTCCGCTAATCCAACGCCCCAAAACCCAAGCGGCTCGTCACTCCATCGCCAAAATGCAAACGGGAAACCATCCCGCGTCCATTTGTCGTCGTATAGCACCGCTCCGTCGATGACTGCGCACGCTCGACCGTCCTTCGCTTTCGGTCCAGACGGTAAATGCCATGCTTGCGTAACTACGACCTGATCCGACTGACTATCGCGACCGAAGTAGCGCCTGTCTGCTGGCGCGGCATTCTCAATCGCATCACGCACACGAGGGAAACGCTCAGTGAGTACAGCGCGATCGATGCAGCGCTGACGATACATCTCACGGGGCTCGCCGTAGATACCCTGCGCATCATCGACGAGCAATTCGCCCGGGAATACGTACTCGTAGCGCACCTGTCCCCAGTGCTCCATGACGTGCATAGCGCCAGTGCCGAGCAATATGGAGTTCTTTATGCAGCGCGATCGTAGGTGCCAAAAGTCGCCCTTGTGGAAATGGCCCTGGATGAATTTGTCGCGCTTCTTTGCAAGCTTTTGCAGCGTTGCGTCGCCAGCGTCAGTAAGATTTTGTGGCGCAGGTCGCCCTTTGGTGAGCTTGCTCGTTGCAGCGTCAACCATGTTGCGAACAACGTTAAGCGAAAGCCTTCGCCCTTCGACCGGGCCACTACCGAGCGTGCGGCGTCGCGGGAATTGCCCGACGTCTGCAGTGCCTGCGTATCCGTGCACGGCGCGGTCGCCGTACAGCCGCAGGTAGTGCAGCAGTTGACCGCGTCGATACGACTGACGATCGTCGACGCGCTCGGTCGCCGCGATTACTGCGTTCGGTAGGTCTGATTTACCAGACCGCTCCCAGCGGAGGTCTTGCGACATACGTCGACGTCATGCTCAGCTCCTTGTCATGCGCGACGAGCGCGCTGCCGCTTACACGGCGACAGTTGCGGGAGCCGGAATCGAACCGACCTGCTCGTGGGTATGAGCCACGGAATCTCGCCAGAGATTTCTCCCGCATCACGAGGCCTCCGAACTGGCGTACATGTCCCGTTCGAGGTTCTCTTGCTCCTGCTCAGGGCTCAGCTTGTCTGCCTCTGCCGCAGGAATCACAGGACGCTCCGCGTGCAGCTGCACGCTCACGTCCTGACATTCGATTGCTATGACGCGATTAAGCAAACCGTGCGTGCTAAGCAGGCTGATTGCTTCACCGAGTGTCATCGCCACGGAAAAAGTATGGGTTCGCGTTTGGTCAATTGTCAAAAATATCTATTTTCCCTCGCGCGCGCGCGTAGGCGAGATTTCGGGCGCATCGGCGACAATGAAACGCAGGTTTTCGAACGGAACCTGCACGGTCTTCGAGCTTTTGCGATGAATGAAGACCATCCGAAGCGCGTAGTCGACTTCGACCTCGTACTGCGAGCCGTTAACCAAGAGCTCCATGCTGCGCCCGAAGCGCGCGGCCTCGTCGAGCATGAGCGATTCGTCTTTTTTCAATCTAGTTCTCATCCCAATCACACTCCTGCAAATAATTGGACCAGTCCATCTGCTCGCGTTGCTTCCGGATCTTGCTTTCGATCCGAAATTCTTTCTGCCGCTCATAGAACTCAGCTGAGCCTTCGGCAGGGTAGGGTTTCGCGATCGGATCGAACACATGCTTGGCGCAGTAGTCGACCGCTAACACGAGCGCCGATACTAAGTCGCCGTGGCCACCGGTCTTCCAGCGCGGACTTTGGATCGAAATCTGTCCGCCAGCAGTTGGTCGAGATTGCACCTCGCGCAGCTGGCGAATCAGCCTCGTGTGCTCGGGTAATTTTAGCAAACCATCATGCAAGATGGTCCGAAACCGTTGGTAAGTCCGATTCTTTCCAGTCACGCCTTCGGGCGCGCTAAACAGCAACAGATTGTGTGTCTCTAGGTGCTCGGCGATTGATTCGCGGTAATGCGAGTCAGCCACAACTCCCTCGACGTGGTAGCCCTGTGCGATCTTGGCGAACACACCTACTACCGGACCTGGTTTCAGCTCCCGCTCTGTCGGTCGGAGCTCAAGCACATTGGCAACGCGGTAGAGCGCGCGGTCTCGCGCCACAGCGACGAGCGCCGCCGAGTCAACACGGAAAGCGAAGTCCGCTCCGCATGCCGTGCAGGCGTCAGGGTCGTACTTGAGCGGCAGGGCGAGCGACGTGTCAATGCTGCGCTCGATGGCCCGCGCATCGAAGAATGCAATCGCATCGAGATCCATAAATTCGGCATCGAATTCACGGCGCGCATTATCCGGGTCGCGCTCACGTTCCCGGTCAACAATCTCGCGTGTCCATTTCACATCCTGCAAGAGCAACGTGGGAGCATGCGCTGCAATTGCGGTCGAGTGTTTGCCATAGTTCGCCCGGAATAGCTCGTACAGCAGCCCGGTCTTGCTCCATGGCGTCGAAGCAATCACAAGCTGCGCGCCAGGTAGCATGCGAGGCGCAATGGCCTTGAAGATTTCAACGTCATTAACCTTGTACGAGTCGTCCCTGAAGAACGCCGCCTCATCGAGCAGCGCGCCTACGAGTGAACGACCACGCACCGCGGAGCCGCCGCTTGTGGCCGGCAAGCACTCGATGCTCACGATGCCACCTTCTGGCCGGCGAAGCGTCACCGAATCAGTCGTCTCAGCGACTATCAGCGCCCTGAGCTTATCACGCATGCGAAGGGCGCCTTTGACGTAACTCAAAGCTTGCTTAGCGAGGCGCATATCAGGCGCCACGATGAGCCCCATCGCCTGCTCGCCTGGCGCTAACGTCTGCAACGATGTCTGCAGCGCCTGCTGCAGCAGGCGTATCGCGCCGAGCACATACGACTTGCCGCCACGAGCTCCGCAGACGGCGACGAGCACTGCCCTGGCTCTATCAGGTATTGGCTCGCGAGAACCAAAGATGAATTCACCGAGCAAGCTATCTGGCTGCTCGCCATCGAATGCGACACGCACGAGCTCGTTCTGGCCTGGTTCCAGTTTGATACCGAGGTAATCGCAGAACGAGCGGAAGTTCAAAGGCGCTGCTCCAAGTAACGTACGGCGTCCGCAAATCCGATATCCAGAATCTCCTGCACGAACTTGATCGCATCGCCGGACATGCCGCACCCAAAGCAATGATACAAGCCACGTCTCGCGTTGACGTGAAAGCTTGGCATTTTCTCTTTGTGGAATGGGCAAAGCCCAAAGTGACTGGCGCCTTTCTTTTTTAGATCAACAACAAGCCCCACAAGGCCGACTAAGTCGGTCTTCCTTCTGATCTCCTCCAAGATCACTTTCGCCTCCGCTTCTTGCTCGCACTAACCCATTGGCCTTTGCGTTTGCCGCCCTTGTCTTTCAGCTTTTCCCACAGCTCCGCTTCGTAATTCCGAAGCTCATCTACATCAGCCACGAAACGCATCTGCCGTGCATCCTTCGGCGTCTCTGGTCGCTCGTACATGTCGCGCAGGTGCCGGATTAGGTGCGGCGGGCTCTTCGATTCGTAGAACGCAATGAGAGCATCCCATTCTTTGAACAGCTTCGCTCGCTCCGCAGCGCATTCTGACGTCGGAGCACTGCCGACGAATAGACGACCACGCTCCCTGAACTCGCGTTCCTGCTGTACGCGCTTCATAGCGTCCAGTCGACGCATTTTGATACGCTGCAAAGGCGTTAGTTTCAACAATTCATCCGCCACCGTTCGGCTCCTTTCGCTGCATCCACGGCGCGTTAGCGGCCATGTCAGTCACTGTCTTGCGTGAGACGCGCGCTTTCGATGTCTCGACACCGAGCACGCGCGAAACGTAATTCAAAACGAACATGGCGGACGCGATGTCCGGGTTAGGAACAGACTCGCCCTTCTTGTTTTTCGACATGCGATTCATCGCCAGGTCGTACGCCTCCTGAGCGCGCGCCAAGAGCTCGGCCTTTGCTTCGTCGGCGGATGCGCTAACGAGCTCGCTAAAGCTCTTCACGAGCTCTCCTGAGTGACTCGTACCTCTTCCTGTCGTATTCCTTCCTCAGTGCGACTCGGATCGCGTAGTCTGGCTGTCTCTTAAGTGATTCGCGGTGCTTCTTGAAGCGTTCATTCCTGCAAAGTCTACATTGGCGAATGCCTCTTGTAGGACAGATATACAAATTGTTTCCTGCATAGGGATGCCCCTGAGGGCAATGGGTCTTGACGAGATTGCCGTGACGCCCTTTGACCACACAGTCACGAAGGTTATCTCGTTGCGTTCCGAGGAATAGATGGTCCGGGTTCACGCAGGCTGGCGTGTCGCACTTGTGCAACACGTGCGCGCCATCGGGAATCGGTCCCATGTAAGCCATGTAGGCCTCTCTATGCGCGCGTCGTGTCCGTCCATCCGCTCGAAGACTGCCATACCCATCTTTGTCGCGAGACCGTAACCATAACCAGCAACCGGTGGTTGGTTCAGGAATTGAATCAGACAGAATTCTGTTTTTCATACTCCGGCTCCTTCCTTGCTCTGCGCAAACTTTCAGTTAAACACTCAATCCACGACAGTCCGCATAAATTCTCCGAGCTCTGCAGATCCTTCGCGTAAGAGCTCTGAGAAGAGTCCTTCGATTCGGTCGATGTGTTCGGTTCGTCCATGCAGCCTCCATTTGTCGAGCAGCGTAATTGTCTGCTCTGCTAGCCAGTAGTCGAGCAGCATTGAGTCCTCCGGAGAATCGCTCAGTAGCCCGAGTTCCGCGCCGACCCAGAACATCACGAGCTCGCGAGACAACGGCGGCGCCGCAACGAGCTGTGATCGCACCGGTGGCAAAGTGGAGAGTAGGTCGCGCAGCGGCACATCGGCCCATCCGTCTATGTGCACGCCACCCTCTGTGCAGTTGTACGTCCGAGCGTCAGAGTGGATGTCCGCCCAACGCGATAGCCAATCGCGCACTGCCACGAACAGCGGCGATGTCAGCACCTCGGCTCCGCCTCCCCAGCCCGGCGCCTTGCGTGCATCGAGCTCAGTCGGCAACGGGTCGGCGCGTCGATGCTCAGGCACGTTGCCCCAGTCGATATGCACGTGCCCGTCGACCTCCTGTGCGCTGCCAGTGCCCGCGTAGACGCGCCCATCAGTCCAGGCCAGGTCTTGACCTACCAGCACGATAGGGTCGCAGCCGAGGCGCCTAGCGAGGCTGACGGCCGCGGTGCTACCGGAGCCAGAGGTAGCGAGCCGCGGCACGCCAGTGAGTTGTTCGATGAGCGCGCCTAGCTCGCCATTCCAGATCGGCAAGAGCTGGCCGCCTGAGCACTCCATTAGCGCAGGGTCGCAGGTCAGGCCGAATGCTCTCCGTTCTTCGACCAGATGCAGCTTGTGGCGGATGTCGTTCGATTCGATACAGAGCGCGATGTGAGCCGGTACCCATCTGGTTGCTGAGTTGACAGCGATCACAAGGCCGTTCTCACGCACTCGCTCGAGTAGGCGATGATTCTTCGTGAGACTCGGCCCAGCTCCGACGATGAACGCTGGTACCGGCGTCGACATTGCACCTGCCATCACGTACGGGCACTCCCATAGGTAACGCAGGTTGCGCAGCAGATGCTCAACCCACGTGCGAGACCGAAGCTGGCTCGTCATGCGGTTCTGCGCAGAGCGTTCCACGAGCTCATCCACCTGACGCTGCAGTCGGTCACTGCCATCCAGCACAAGTACGCCAGTCTCGCGCAGCGTCAGCCTCGACCAATGCGTGTAGTCGTCGTCTGTTAGCTGATCGCGACGCAGGATGATGTGTCCAGGAAAGCGCTGCTTCGCTTCGTGGAGCGCCGCTTCGGAGCCGCAAAGGACTAATGTGTCTCTAGGTAAGCTCATGGCCTGCTCCAGCGAGGGTGCGGCTTACCGTCCGCAAACCATCGCCCCCAACCGCCACGATATCGACCCTTTGCAATCATGTCCTGATTGTTATCGCTACGTGTTCCCAGAAACAGATGCTCTGGGTTCACACACGCCGGCGTGTCGCACTTATGCAGGACGCACTTGCCATCGGGGATTACGTCACGGAAAAATTCCCAGGCGTAGCGTGGTGCAAGGGTGGTTCCCGACGCACGACCAGCTTCACTAAACACCCCGTAGCCCTGCCGATTCTTTGCGCCTGTCCAGAGCCAGCAACCATCCCCAACCCGGACGTACCGAAAGAAACGAATATAGATCACCTCGCTCTTTTGATCAGGGATTTTCACCGAATCTCCTCCGAACCTCTTCCAAGTCAGATTGGTAATTTATGTCGATGTAGTCGCCTATCGTTGGAACCTCGAGGCTGTATCTAGACCAGCATGCCTCTGCCCATTCCGGAAACATATAGATTCCGTTTCGCTTGCCTCCACTCACTGACACAACGGTACGGCTGCCCCGTAGCTCGTGATAGGCCGCATGCACCCTGGTCAAGTCTCCGGCTTGCAGCTCCGGCGTGGTGCACTGAAGAACGCAAATGTCTTGCGGATAGGGAAGCTCGCGCTCGGCTATTGAGCCCATCAGATATTGCACCACGTCAATCGTGGGCACGTCATCGCGGGCCAATTCCGCCGGGCGCTCAGTGGCGAATTCTCCGGCTACTTCCAGAATCTCTGGATCTTCCGATGAGACAATCAGCCTAGCGAAGTTTCCGTGGCTCAGGGCGAGCCGTATCGCCCGCTCGATCAACGTCACGCCTCCAACGACTTGCAGGTTCTTGCGCGGGATACGTTTCGAGCCGCCGCGTGCGGGTATGATGCAGATCATCAGAGCTGCTCCAAAGCGTCACAGATGCGTTGCGCGGCCTTGCCGTCGCCGTAGTCTGACACTGGCTCGCGCTTGGTGCTGATCGCCTCACGAAACACTCGAACCAACTCATCTGCCGTGGCATCCGGCGAACAATGATAAGCCCCAAGCAACGGGCGCCCTAATTGCCGCCAACCAATTAGCACGCCAGGTATGCCGAGCGCTGATGCCTCGCGCACAATGACGGAGCTGTTGCCGACGATGAGCTTAGCTGACCGCAAGTACGAATAGAACAGCTCCGGTGTCATGTTGCGATGTGTGTTACGGATGCCGAGCCTTCGAATGGTATCAATGATGTGCTCGTTGCCAGGATCTGGATTCGGCCACCACACATGACACTCGCCAACTCGTGCTGCGGCTTCGAGCACTGGCGAGTAATCCGTCTCATTGTCCGCCGGGTGCAGCATGACCATCACGACAGACTCAGGATGCGGCTCAGCCTGCAGCGCTGTATCGATGCGCGGGCAGCCGGTCAGGTGCACATACCTCGGATTACGCACCCATACCTGTAGCCAGTCTTGAGCGCCCTGCGTCGCAACAAAGTGAACATAGGCTAACGCCGACACAGCCTCGCGCACATAATCGTCAAAGTTGCCGCTGCGTTCGCCGCCCATCTGATGAGCTATCGTTTTGCCTGCAAGCAGTGCGGAGTACGCCACAGCAAGCACCTCGTAGCGATCGCCGACGACGTACACGACGTCCTCATCGCCAAGGTCTTGCATGAGCGCGAGTGCCGACGTTAGCGCCGCGCTGTTGTGACCAGGGACGAGGGCTGAGCCACGAGTCAGGTACAGATTGGGGAGCCATTCGTTTTCTATATCCGACGCAACGTCGCCGTACATCCGGTCAATTGCGCTGGCGTAGCAGAGCACACGCATTGAATGTCCTCGCTTATGCCACTCGCGAATTACCGCACAACTGCTTCCCCAGTTAGCTCTGCTGCCTATCGTGAAAAGAATACTACTCGCCATGTAAAAAGACCTTTCTCGTAGCTAGCATCTGTTCCGAATTCATCAGCTCATCCCGCGTCACCGTCGACGCCATCGCTTGCTCAAGCCACCGGATCTCACTCACGAGTTGCTCAAACTCCGCCGGCTCGAGCGAATGCTGCGCATCGCTTCCGTACTGATCCCGACTGAAGCACACATGCCGCTCGATAGCGCACGCACCCAGCGCCACTGCAGCGATACTCAGTGCTAAGCCCATCGTGTGGTCCGATAGACCAAGCCGCGGACCAACAGTGAAAAACCGCTTGTACATGTCGTTGTACAAAGCGTGCTCAGCACTGCACGGATACTCGCTCGTGCAGTGCATTTCTACCCAGTCCTCGCTGACAGGCAGCTTGAGCTCCGCATGCTTAGCCATGCCCGTTGAGTAGTATACAGGTCGCTCGGTCCGGCGTAACGCCTCGCGCAGCTCTGTGTTCGTTAACTGCCCGCTCGGGAGCTTGTATGCATCAGGGGGAGCGTGCTCTTCGAGCATCGTGACCGCTTCAACGGCGAACACAGAGGGCACGAAGTCGACACTGTAATCCTTGCATCGGCCTCTTAACTCCGCCCATTGCACCGGCGTGAATCCGGTACGCTCGAAGTACTCCGCCCTGCCTTCGTCGCGAAAGAACACGGGTAGTGGCGCATCCGGCGCGACTTGCTGCCCATGATGACACTGGAACTTGATCGCATCGGCTCCGAGCTCCGCGAACACATCGACCATGCGCAACGCGTTGCCTAGCGAGCCATCGTGCGTTGAGCCCACTTCGGCCATGATGTAAACGCTCATCCTCGCTCCATGAACGGTTTGCGCGCATATAATTCCACCATTAGTGCGGCCATGAACGCGATCTGCTTCAGTTCCCACGGTGTGAATCCGTGCTCCTCGGCCATACGCTGAAGCATGGTGACGGCTGCGTGAAAAGCAGGGTCCTCGAGATATCGCCTTTCAGCCTCGCTCATCATTTTCGTTGGTATGCTCATGACGCAAACTCCACGACGTCAAACTTCCCGTCGCCTTGTGACCGGCTTGCTCCGCACCCGTTCTCCTGCGCATGTCGGAGAATCTGCACGATGTCCTTTTCTCCGACGTGTCTGTTCTCGCCAGGGGCTGTTTTGAGTACCCAAATCTCAAACTCGAGCACGGGTTTCTCGACGTAGTCCTGCCGCTTGAGCGCCGTCCTTGGGCCCTGCGCGGTCATCACGTGGATCGCTTTCTCCTCGGTGCCGTGCGGCTCCGTCACGCCAAGCCTGATCTTGTCAGAGCCGTCGAGTGCTTTCACTTCCATGCCCTCGGCGAGGATCTGTTTGCTCCCGACCTTGGTCTTCGTGATCCGAAGCATGCTCGCCGATTGCTTGAGCATCGCTTTGATGTTGCGTGCGGGCACGAACAACCCTTCCGCGTCGCCCGGGAATCCAATCCAACACTTCTCCGCAACCTCGTTCACAACGAGCTCAGCATTATCCTGCGTGAGCTTGACAGCTTGCTCGTCGCTGTAGCCTGTTGTCGATTCTACCCAGGCTTTGATTAGTTCTTTATTGCGCGGCATGCCTCCGTAGATGCGATCGCGTAGAGCAATCTTGACGCGATAGACGCTGTAGAGTTCACGTGGGTTGAAGTCGTGTTTCATTGTTCTGTTCTCCTTTGGGGTGAATTGGCGCGGAACGGATGGGCGGGGCGCGAGATGGACCGTCGCCTCGGTGGGGTGGGGTTCGGCCTGGCCTTGTCGCGTTGGGGAAGCGAGGCGTGGAGTGGGAAGGCTCGTCGTATTGGGACGGAATGGCGCGGCACGTCGCGTTGATGCTGGCCTGGTTCGGCGCGGCACGTCGCGTTGATGCTGGATCGGGTCAGGCGGGGCATGGAATGTCGCTAAGCATCGGGCTAGAGTCGGCCCGGGGAGGCCTGTCGCGTTGGTAGGGACTTGGTTGGCTCGGGGTGGCATGTCGCAGTGGTGAGTGTTGGCTCGGTTTGTCGCGTTGGATTGATCACCTATCCGCCTGCCACTCCCAGTAAGTCACGATCGCATCTGCAGGCGTTCGAACGACAGCAACACGCACACCAAGGTTTGCCGCACGCTTGTGCCATGCGACTTGCTCTGCGTTGAGCTTACCAGTCGCTGACTTCACCTCCATCCAGCCGTGGCCAACGATGTGCAAGTCAGGTGTGCCCGCTTCAGCAAGCTGCATATGCCCACGCCTGACTCGCACCTGACCGCCGCTCTGCACCCGTATGACCCAAGCACCTGCGCTCTCGAGCGCTTTGACGATGGTGCGCTGCAGCTCTGACTCTGAGCGTGAGCGTGCTGGCATACTACCAATGGGCCGCGTGTAGAGGCTCACGCCTCCACCGCCGGCTGCTTGCGCGGTCTGCCTTTGCGTTTGCCGTTGCTCTGTGGCTTCGGTGATCGTTTCAGTCGTTTAAATTCATCCTCGTTAAGATCTGGAAGCTTTGGCCCAGGCGACTTGGATCGGCCTCTGGTGACCTCCTCATCGAACGGCATCTCCTGCTGTCGCTCCCACGCCTCCATCGGGCGCTCGCTGACGATCTCACGGTTGTCGAGACGACGCAGAACCACGCTGTTAGTTTCAAGGCGATGCTCTTCCTGCACGTCGACCTTGCGCTTTTCGCTGCGGCTGTTGATTGCACGGAGCAATACGCCTCTCTCCCTCTCGAACTGCTTGACGTAGTTCGAGTGCTCAGCAACCACCTCCTTTTTGCGTTCCTTCGCGTAGTCCAGATCATTCTCGCAATGCACAAGATTGTCTCGTCGCTCGTTGACCTCCGCGTTGGTCAGACTGCAGATGAATTCCTGTTGGGTGATATCTCCGTTTGCCATTTATTTGCTCCTTAGCCAGATTGCCTTCCCGGAATTCTCCGGAGTTGTCTTCTTAGTTCGCTTATCGTCACCACACTGCGATCGGTACCGTTACGAGTAACGCGCTCAGCGCATTGTTTACCAAGCTTGCCGTATACGCCGCCCAAAGCCTTATCGGTCATGCTCTCTAAGTGTTCGACGTCCTTTTCTTCCTTCTCGCGCTGCTCATGAACTCTCCGTCGCTGAAACTCTGGGCTGTTCTCGTTGCGCATAGCGTGCTGGTACAACTCGAGCAGCAATTCTCGCATCGGCCCAGAGATGTGCTCCAACCGACGCTTTGCGTCAGCATCGAGTTCATAGATTTTCTTCTCGCTCACAGTTCCCCTCCTCGTCTTGCCGCACGCTCAAGGACTTGCTGTTCGCGCTCGCTCAAACGCTCATCGTCTGGCTTCCGCGGTCGCTTGCTAGAGTCACTGAAGTCCGAGCAGATCGCGGAAGACAGCGTCTTGCGCCAATTCGTTGTCGTCCGAAGACCCATCCCGCCCGCTACCCATTTGCCCACGAGCTTCGTGGTCAGCTGGTCAATGGCCCAGCCAGGTATGCCTCCGGTCTCAAGCGTCGCTTTCTGGTCGTCTGTAAGCCTCAGGTCAGCTGGGCAGCCTATCTCCTGAGAATCTTCAACCAGGGGCCGCTTGCCCGCGCAGGCGTCGGGCTCGCGCGCGCTAGCTGTCAGGTCTTTAGGATCTGGCTGGCTAAGATCTTTGCTGCTTGCTGCTTGCTGCTTGCTGCTTGGGTGCGCTGGCTGCGCAGAGCTGCGCGCGACTGCGCTAGTCTGCGCTAGCGGTGCGCTAGTCTCGCTAGGTTTGCTTCTGTTCTCGGCCCACCACTTTCGCTTCCGTTCTCGCTCCTTTTCTTCTCCTTCCGAGGAGCGCTCAAGGTTGCGATATTTATCATGATTCGTAATGATCCACCCGCCCTGGACGGGCCTAATTCGGCGCCCCTCATCAACCCCAGAGCTATCGTCGGAATCCGGTGACGATAAAACATTCAGAGCCTCGAGGCAGTCCTCCCTTGGTACATTCGCCGCTCTGGCCAGTCCGCCCACAGATGCGCGAACGAACCCGTGACGATCGCAGATGAGTAGCATGGTCACCCACACGATTCTGGTGGTGGGCGTCTCTGACCAGATGCTTGAATGCACCATCGCATGAGCGAACCTGCCGTATGCAGCCATCAGCGCGCCCTCGCCTCGCCCGAGCACCGAGCTTCGCCGCTGCAGCGAACGTCCGTATGCCAGTCCCGAGCGCACCGGAGGTCACAGAAGTCGCCATCCGTCTCCGGCTCTCCGCACCATGGGCACCAATCGGTTTCAGGTTCTTCGAGCACCACCAAAGTCTCCTGAATCACTCAGAACCTCCAATCAGAGCGTAGACAGTTCTCGATTTGCACCGGCGGTAGAGCCTCGTAACGGATCCCACACTCACGGCATTTTGGGCCTCTGACGCGGTGAGATAGACCAGCGCACGTGCCGCATGGGCCACGACCTTTTCCTTGCGGCGCCCGGCGACTGCGCTGGCATAGTTTGCATCGCGATTGCAGAGTCGAAGAGCCCGTATAAATTCGGTAAAAGTGCGCTAGGTTTGCAGGCTTTATCTGCAGACACGCGCAACATCGCTTACTGCCTGCCGGTGCAGGCGGAAGCTTTCGCTGGCGCGCCTTCTCGCGACGTCGCTCAGTAGTCGCTCGGTTTTTGCAGGTTTGGCACTCGCTACGCCAGTTGCCGGAGCTGTGACGCGTGTAGCGGTTGGTCCACTCGCCGCACTTGGTGCAGTGCTTCAGCGGCGGGTGCGCGGTTAGGTCGACGTAGTCAGACACAGGCCGCCTCCTTACGCTGCTCGGTCAGCGACCCACGCCAGCCGCACGAGCAACACCATGCGTCGTCAAAATGAGAGCCGACCTCATCCGGCTCGCCACACTTCGGACAAGGCAGATGTGCCTGAGTCGGAGTCCCGTACTCGTCCCAAAGCTCGGTGGTCACGACACCACCCCCAGCGATTCGGCTGCTCTACGCGCGTTGCGCGCAATTGAGATTAGGAGCTCGGCGAAGGCCGGCGGCGTGTGATTCTTCAAGTTGCGAGACGCGACCGGCAGGCGTTGCAGCTGCCGCGGGCCAGTGCAAACACAATGCGTAGGCGTGCCGGTGCCATGAGCCGAATCAAGCAGAGGCTGCACGTAACCAGGATCAATGCCGACAACGTACAGCCAAGTCGGTTTCGAGCAGACGTGTCCCCAATCGACTTGGTTGGCGCGATAAGTGCGGCCGCCCCATGCGTCCGGAAGCTCACCCGGATACGGTAGCCGTGAGAACTGCCAAAGCTGTGAGTGTTCGGGGTGCTCGAGCAGGCCTCGAAACGCTCGGACTTGCTCCACCGCTTTCGGCCCGCAGCTTACGTCCTGCCTAGTGCACAAGTGTCGGAGCTTTGACCACGGGCCGCAGGGAGGGTGAGCCACAACCGGATAAGGCCCAGCGTAGTTTCTGGCGTCCCGAGCCTCGTCCCATGCGTCCACGTCGGGCCGGCCCCAGTAGGGACCTTTGCGACTGACGAAAAGGGCGGCAACGGTGGCCATCACGACACAACCCCCAGCGATTCAGCGGCCCGAAATAGCTCCCAGCCAGCTATGCTAAGTGCCCAAATGAACTGTGACTCCCGTGTACCGAGGGCCGGGTATTCACACGGAGTCTCACCAAAGCTCAGCGAGTCTGAAAGAGCTTGTTTCCCGCTAAACCCTGCATTCTCTAGGGGTTTATCGATATCCCCGGTTAGGCTTAGGAAACCGCTGCTCTTGTCCTCTGAGCTACGAGGGCTAATAGGGTTTTCTGGCTGCTCTGAGTCTTCTGTGTCGGTACCGCCCCCGCTCTGTGTGACGTCCTTGTACTCTGGGAGTAATGGCAGCGCCAGCTCTAGCTTACGCTCGGCGAGCTGGGCAAGCGCCTCGGTCGTGGGCTGCCCGTAGACCCGGTCAACCATGGTGGTCGTCGTGTGCCCGAGCAGCCGGCGAACCACGTCCCGGTCCACGCCCGCTTCGATGAGCAGCGTCGAATGGGTCCGACGCAGGTCGTTGCTCGTGACCTTATCGATGCCCGCCCGGCGGCACGCCGCTGCCATATCCCGCCAAACCTTGCCCCAGGGTTCCACCGGCAGCCACGGCCGCGCTTGCTCGAGCAATGGGCGGTAGAACGACAGGATGGGAACCCAACGCTGGGAGCTCTTGGTCTTGGTGCCCCGGATAAGAACGCGTTCTTTTTCGATGTCGGTCGGCAGCAACCGACGAGCCTCTCCCAGCCGGCAGCCAAGAGCCACACAGATGGCCACCAGAGCGCTTCGGTGCGGAGGGAGCTCCGTGAGCAGGGCCACAAGCTCCGGACGCGTTAGAGCGCGTTTACGTGGCACGTAGCCGGCATGCAGGTCCGGGGGTCTCAGGGTCTCAATGTCAATCGGGTAGCAACCGCCGCGCTTGGCGAGCCGGAGCACCGAGAGCAGGTGGGTTACCTCTTTGCTGATGGTGTGGTCCGAGACGCCCTCCTCGCGACGCTGAGCCACGTAGGTGTCGAATGCAGCAGGAGTCAGGGTGGCAAGCGGAGTCTCAGCGCCGACGAGGCGTATCCAGTGCCCGAGCTTCTGTCGAGCGACTGTCATTGTGTCAGGACTCGCGGTGCGAGCCTTGGCAGCCAACCAGCGGCTTACCCATTCCCCGAGCCGGCTGGTTTCCGCGGCTGCGTGAGCGGGATCGGCTGCGATGCGCTCCCTAGCAACGCGCCAACGTTTGGCCGCTTCGAGGTCCGTGCAGTGTGTGCTCGTCCTTTGGCGCGTGACCGGGTCTCTCGTCCACCAGACTTTTCCGCGCTTGTAGAAGCCGTCTCTCTTAACTGTACCCATCGCTGCCAACCTTCCTCGCTGATTCGCCACTCACCGGTAGAGATTTGCCACGCGCCGGCGTCCTTCATCTGCCCGATAGCTACACGCCGCGTGCAGCTCATGAGCGTAGCTAGATCATCTGGAGTGAAGATCTTCATGCCGCTTTCTTTCCTTCTTCGAGCAGAACCAGCGCCTCGAGCGACCGAAGCGGGACAGCCCCGCGCTCCCACGCGCCGTAGCTCCGTACGCTCACGCCCAAGCGCCTGGCAGCCTCCTCCTGACTGATGCCAACCGAACACCGGGCGCGCCGTAATCGAGCGGCAGCACGCTTCCTGGCGTCAGCACGAGGGGTCTGTACCTTGACGCCTCGTAACAGGCAGAGTGTCGTGGCCGGCTTCGAGGAGTGAGACATGCGATTAATCTTTGCTGTGGTGGTGATGATGATGGGATGCGGAGAGGCGACGCCCGCGGAAGCCCCTCAGGGCACCGGAGGCAGGGCCGGAACAGGCGGATTTACTGCAACCGGTGGCGCCGCCGGTGAGCCCAGCGTCGGAGATTTTTGGGACGATTGCGCGCCAGTCAGCAACTCGGCATACGCGCAGTGCCCGGAGCTCGCGGAACGGATGGCGCTGGTGCTCCCAGTCGTCCCACCGATCTGCCCAGACGGGCTCCTACGCTGCACATTTCGGTGCGTCGACCAGCAACGCGAGCTGCTCTGTATCAGCCTCGGAGGCGAGTGCTCATTGCCCGGGAGTCCCGCCGGATGCCAGCCGTAAATCATGCCGCATCGCCCTTGCTGGAACGCGCTGGCTCATCCCACAGAGTCCACCGGATCCCTAAGATATCCTCGAGTTTTGCGCGAGTCTTAGAGGCCGGCAGCCGTCCCTTCAACCAATTGGTAACGACAGCCTGAGATATGCCTAGCTTCTCGGCTAAACGGCGCTTAGCGCCGCGCTCCGAGAGCCGCTCGGCCAGTATTTGTGCGCCGCGGTTCATGGAATCTAGTAAGCACCTAACGACAAGATTGTCAACAGGGCAATCGTTGCAGGACCTTGTCAGGCCGACAAGAATGTGCACCGTGAAGCCAAAACCGATACCGCCAGCCATGAAGTCTTTGGGTAAGCGCGTGGAGTATCAGCGCGAACGCGCAGATCTAACCGTGACGGCCCTGGCGGCTCGCGCAGGGATGACGCCCGGAGCCATCAGCCGAATCGAAGACGGCTCTCGCGTGCCTGGTATTAAGGCGGCCACTGTGCTCAGGCTGGCGAACGCGTTGGGCTGCCCAGTTGGCTGGTTAATTGCCGACGAAGGTGACCCGGGACCGGTCCCAGTTTTCAGAGAAGCTGGAGACCGACGCCGAAAGTCCAACCGTAGCGAGAGCCCTGAGTAGGTAGGGCCTCGAACCTATTACTACGGCCACCACCTCGTGCTCGTCCTCCAGATAGAGGGTGAGCCGCCAGGCCTGCTCGGCGTCGTCCCATACAATTAGGCCGCAAAATTCAGGCATAAGATCGCAGGCTAGCCCGGCCACTAGACCTGAGGATGACTATTTTCTGTGAGCTATCATTGTCCACTTGACAAGCTTGTCGCGTTGACAATAATGACTGCATGGTCATCAAAATCAAGTGCCGCCAGCTCAGCGACGGGGCTCTGGAGCTGGAATTGCGCCTGGAGGAGAAGCCCCGACCAGTAATCGATACTGAGGGCGTAGAGCTCTATGAGCCGCGCCCTCTCGCGAAGTGCGGGCAGGTAATCGAGCTCAGGCGGAGGGCGTCGTGAGTACCCTCCTCATCGAGATAGTGTCGGCGCCAATCGGCCACGAGGATCTTGGAGCCTTCGCGACTGAGCTCGAGATCTCATACACGCGTGAGACCGGGACTATCGAGGACGCCTGGTGGCTGCAGATCAGGTTCGCCGCCGGCAATCACTACCGAACGGTTCGCGTGCCTGTCCCCGTCGACCTCGCGTGGAGCCTGCTCGGAGGCAAGAGCGTACGGGTGACCGAATACATCGATAGGCTAGCTGACGAGGCTGCGCAGCGGAGGGCAATCTATTGCCCGGGAGGATGCGGCGCGACAGCAGAGGACGACTGCTCATGTTGGCAGCAGGACGAACGGGTGAGGTTATGATGTGTATTGACGAGCAGTGGCTGGCCACTCAGCAACGCCGCCAGCGTTACGCGATCGGCACCCGAGCGTTGTTACTCTATCGTTCGGGCTACCGATTCAGCGCGGGGCGCATCGACGACCAATGGGTGATCTCGTGCACTGCGCCAGACGGCTCGCTCGAGACAATCGCGCGCGCGGACCTGTATGACGCTTGGGCAAACCTACTGCAGAGGTTGATTTGATGTCTACTGATGCATTGTTGTTTGAGGCATTGTTGGTCGACGATGCGAGCTGGGTTACCGAACTGGTAAGAGCCAGGCGAGCATACGCAAACTGCATACTGATCCACCCCTCAAAGCTGCCCACTGAAGAGCAGCTGGACGCGGTGCACGAATGTTTATTGGAGGTCATCAATGGCTGAGTTAATACTAATCGACCTGTCAGGGATTTTCTGGGCTTCGTGGCACGCCACGATCGACCAAGAGGTGAGCGCCGCCTACGAAAATACGCTGGCGACCGTGCGCCGGCTCGCTCACGGCTACGAGCATGTCGCCATCTGCATGGATGCGCCGCCATACCTGCGAAAAAAGCTGTGTCCCGAATACAAAGCGCAACGCGATGCACCGGCGCCTCAGGCCATTGAGCAATTCAGTCGCGTCAAACGCCGGCTCGCTGCAGATGGGTTCCTACTCTGGTCAGTCGAGGGCTACGAAGCGGACGATGTGATCGCCACGGCGGTAACGCGCGCGATAGACGATCGATTGCCGGTGACCATCGCCAGTGGAGACAAAGACCTGCTGCAGCTCGTGGACGACTCCCTAGCCGTCCAGTTGCTCAAGCCGAGCGACGGCACTGTATTCAGAAACAAGGATGTGATCTCCAAATTTGGCGTGCTTCCATGGCAGATGCGGGACTTACTCGCTTTGATGGGCGACAAGTCAGACAACATACCAGGCGTGCCTGGCATCGGACCTAAGACCGCTGCGAAGCTGCTACACGACTTTGATGATATCGATGGGCTGCTGCGTGAGCTAGAGACCCTGCCGGCTGGCAAAGTGCGGAGCTCGCTGGTGGAAAATGTCACTCAGCTAACGCTGTCGCGCAAGCTCGTGACGCTACACGATAACGTGCCCATAAATTGGGAAAAATTATTCCAGGAACGCGCGCCGGAGAAACTGACGGAGGAAGACATGGGAGACATCGATGAAGCTGACGACATTGGAAAAACGGAGGAGGCGGCGCCCGCCGAAGTGATCGAGCACACTCTGATTATGCCGGGTTGCAACGATCCAATACCCGAAGCAAAGCCGGACGCTCTGGCCGTCCGTAGCAATGGCGGCGTGCAGGTGTTCGAGCAGGGACTGCAGCCGGGCACGCTTGGGGCAGCCTACAAGCTCGCGCGTGGGCTCTATGAGTCGCGGCTTTACTCGCGCTTCCCGAATCCTGAGGCAATCTGGGCTGTCATCATCCGAGGCAGAGAAATGGGCATCGGGGCGCTGACCGCACTGGACACGTTCCATGTGATCGAGGGCAAGCCAGCGCCTAGCGCACACCTCTTGATCTCACGGGCCAAGCAGCATCCTGATTGTGAGTATTTCCAGTTCATCTCCGGCGACGCGACACACGCAGAGTACGAGACTAAGAACCGTCGGAACCCGAAACCAACGAGGCTCAAGTACACGTTGGAGCAGGCCAAGAAAGCAGATTTGCTGCGTACCAAGAGCGGCAAGCCATCTAACTGGCAGATGCGCCCGGAAGAAATGCTTAGAAAAACGGCCGCGGTTCAACTCGCTCGCATCGAGTATCCAGAGGCCCTGCTGGGAGCATATGCTGTAGAGGAGCTCGAATAATGCCAACCCTCGCCGAGCTCTTGATGAATGCTGCCCGCGAGCTTGAATCACAGGACGCTCTAATCAAGCGCTTGACCGAAGCCAACCTGAATTTTCAGCGGCTGCACGAGGCTATCCGAAACGACCGCGACGAGGCATTGCAAAAGCTCGCGCTTCTGGAGATGCTGGTGGAGGCAGAGAGCGAGAACCCGCGGAGCGGCTCGGCTGATTTCTGCGAATTCGTTGGCACTGTCGATAGGATTTTGAAAGGCGGTAAAATCAATGGCTGACCAAACATGTGCTCGCGGCGTCCCCCACGGGCGCAACAAGCCGCGAGATGTGCCGAAACAATCGCAACGGGGAGCAAATGACCGACCACGACAACGAGATCGTTAACGCAATCGTCCAGTACAGCGAAACGGGCCACGCCGGTGCTGGCTGGTACGTGTGGGACGCTGAGTACCCGGACGAGGGCGCGGAGTTTTTTGACCACGAGCCGACGGAGTTAGAGTTACAAGAGCGTGGATACCGAAAGGAGCCAACATAATGGGTGGATCAAACGAAGGCGTGCGAATCGTGCACACGTGGGGATAGTGTGAAACAGAAATGACCCCCGAGAAAATCGCAGAACTGTTCGATCTGACACGCCAACACAGTGGGCTATACTGGGGCGAAGCAAGTCATCGCCAGCGGAAACATGCGCTCCGCTTCGCCCGGCTTGTTGCTATAGAAATACTGGGTGAGGTAGAGGATTTGGTAAGCGATTACCATGCCGGACGCGAACAATCACCTCCGGATCTGGTAGCAGGCGAACAATTAGCGGTCGCGCAGATTGCCTTGGATTTAAGAGAGCTCCGAGCCCAATACGAGGGAAGAGAGCAAGAGGTTAAGCGAGGCGGGTACGGATGGTCTCCGGCTTATGAAGACGTACTAAAGCTCAGACGCGAAGCCGATCGGTTGCGGCGTGAGCTCGTGCAAATGTCGGAGCAGTACACGGAGGATGATGCGCGCGGTAATGACATAAGGAACCTTAATGTCGAGCTCGAGAAGACGAAGGCGGAGCGGGACGCCATGCGCGCCAAACTCGAACGCCTGGAGGGCTACTGGCGCCAAGACGTCAGTGAATACGAGGACGAGGCCGCGGCGTTAACAAAGCGCGCTGTCTCCGCAGAGCGGGAGCGGGATGCCGCACTCGCCGAGCTAGCAACCATCAAAGCAAATCTTGGTGAAGGGCTGTACGACCAGATGCAGCATATCCTACACGGCGAGACGTCGCTGGTTCAGGAACGCGATGCCGCGCTGGCCAAGCTCGAGCAGGTAAGGGAGTGGCGCGAAAGGGACGACGACGATCGTAGACCGGGCGACTTAGACGCAATCCTCGACTCCGAGCCGGCGCAGCCTGAGCGCCACATGACACTCTGGGTAATAGAGCAAAGCAACGGTCCCGGCTGGTTCCCACGTCCATGGGATTGTCACGGTAGCGAGGAGAGCGCCAGGAAAGCGTTACAATCTCGTCTGCGCATGACGCCCGATTACAAACTTCGAGTCGCGCGCTACGAGCTGGGGCACGAGGCGAAGGATCTCGCTAACGGCCACACCTGGCGAGACCTGTACCGACGAGCAGAGGCGGAGTGTGAAGAGCTGCAGGCCAAGCTCGAGCGCGTGCGTGGGTGGGTCGACAAAACGTTTGCGCGCAAGTCTGGCAGAGAGCTCCGTATGATCCTCGACTCCTAGCCAGCGCCGCCCGGGCACGGCAATTGCTCTGGACCATAGCCATGCACGCAATCGCATCCATTATCGCCGCGGCTCGCCTGACGGATTCTGACGAGCTCCGCGCGCGGATTATCGTACGCTCAGGACATGTCGCTCGGTGAGACAAAATCCTATCGCACCGGCCAGCATCAGGATCTCGCCGATACGATTTGCTTTCGACCCGATCGGGAGAACGAACAGCAGCAGGCCGATGATGAAAACGATTAAAGGGATGAGTGTTAATGTCATTTGTGTCTCCTTCATTTGAAAATAAGTCGCGTGAGTACGGCGCTCAAGAACGCCATCGCTGCCATTCCGAGCGCCGCGAGCAGAGTCCACTTTGCTTTGGTGGCACCCTTCTCGTACGCATCCGGGACTTCCTTGGTGGCTTGTTTCAGCTCAAATTCGTGAAGCTTCGCACGTACTCCTAGAATGGATCCCTCGAGCTTGTCTAACTCGGCCTGTAGGGACCGAGTGAGCTCAGCAAACCGTTCACGTGACTCGCGCTCCTGGTGGACACGATTCTTGTTCGCTTCCAAGATCGCGAATAGCTGACGTGCCTGCGCTTGAGAAGCGTCGAACAGCGCCTCCAATGTTGGCGCCTTCGGAAACATGCGCGAGATAGCCCGCGGGCGGTCGCTGCTCACGCCACTCATTTGATCGACTTGCTCAGGGACGGCAATTCAATGTCCGGGAAGTTCGGCGGCGGCGGCAGCTTATCCGTGGGATAGCCTGGCGCGCTCGAGTCGGCTGTTATTGTGGTGACTGTTTCAGTTGACTCGCGCGAACGCATCTTGGTTGCAACGTCCTCGCCTGCGATCGCAAGGATCAAGATGCCGACGAGCCAGCGCACCGTTTCCTCAGCGGACTCCGGCGGGATGACTCGCAGATAGACGAGCGTGTAGGTCGAGACGATCGCTAGAAATACAGCAATAGCTTTCGAACTCTTGAACAGGCGCATCATTCGTCTTCACCTTTTTCTGGCGGCTCTGTTGGTCTGTCTGCGGGCAGCTCGCGCGCCATCAAATTGCCGATACTCGCAACCGCCATCTTGATGTCTCGGATACTACTCACAGCGTATTGCACATTTGCATCCAGTACTTTGACGGCCTGCGATAGACCGGTAATGAAATGAGCTTGATTTTTGGTTTGATCTGACAGCTTCTGCACCTCGTCGATGATCTCGTTCAAGCGCTGAGCAATTTCCTCCAGGCGTTGCTCGATGGTGAGCTGATGCTCGACATTTTGCTCGAGAGTTTTCTCGAGATCAGTCATCTGCATCCTCCATGTCCTCGTCCTCGGACCATAACTTGCGAGACAGGCTGACTGACTCACGTGCCATTTTGATCGCAGCTCCCGGCGACGGATGTGATGCTATCTCCTCCACGAGGCGAGCTAGCTCCGTGTGACACTCTGGCCTTATCGCATCGATGGCTGCACAGATTGCGTCTCTCTGGTTACCGTTCACGGGTAGTCTTTCCTTGGCAATTCCCAGTGCGGACCATCGCGGAATGTCGACCAATCCCCGCCCCAGGTGAGTGGCACATTCTCTTGCTCGGCCGCCTTTTTAATCGACTCGGATAGCGCATCGTAGTGCGGCCAGTGCCACGATGGTTTGCGGTTGATCCATGGCGCAATGTCCACCGCATGCCCAGTCAGGTGCCGCGAGTTGAGTGTGCGCGTAGCACCTTGTTTAAAGAGCAGCTCTTGGCGCGCTCTCGTGCGCAGTCCCTCGAGCACCGTGAAGTCGATATCGGTAATCTCGATCGCGCGCTTAACCACGGCGACAAGGTCCGGATGGACGCCGCGTAGGCGAAGTAACGAACGAGGGCCAAGGATGAATGAGATCATTTACGTCTCTGCCTCATGAGCTCGTCAAACGCCGCTAACCGCGCCTGCTCCTCCACCACGCGCTTCGCTTCGTCCTCGCCTGACTGGCCCTTGGCAAGCGCCACAGCGAGGTTCACGAGCTCAGTCAACACGCTGGGTGGCAACCGTCGCGCCCATCGAACGAGTTTCCAAATCAGGGACATTTGCGGTACTCCTTCGAAAGCTCGTTGAGAACCTGCTCACGATGCGGGCAGGTATCCCAATCCCTTGGGCAGAGTTCTTCTGCCTGTTGGGCAGCTCTTGTTTCGGCGAGCGCGTAGCAAGCCTGACGATCCACGCCGCCGCAAGACACGAGCCAGCCACACAGAACCAGCCAAGTCCAATCACGTAGTCTAATGGATGCCATGGTTTCACGTCGTCTCCGTTGCACGGGTCATGTCACTTGCTCCACGACTGCTGTAGATGAGCCGTCGGCGTTCAATGGCCCACCTGAGTTTTGGAAAGCCTCGATACGCACCTCGTCCCCGGCCGTCATCTTCCTAGTCCACGATGCCTGCAAAACGGTTACACCTGCGGCCGCCGCATCCACCAGTACTTGGGCACCTATCGTGGCTCCACCGTTGCCAACGATTCGCACACCACGCTGGCCTGTGGCGTTTGCTTCAAAAAACACCGTAGCCGTTATTTGATAGCTGCCCGCTCTTCGCGCGAAAATCTGCCCATCATTCGGCGTGTACATAGCGCCCAAGTCTGTCTCGGTGTTCCAGTTAACCACCTCCCAGGCATTGTCGCCCAACGAGTCGGCACCGCCCGCGAGACTCAGGTCCACGCGCCCTTGATTAAAGTCCTGGAACGCCGCAGTGATGTGCCCGATCGAAACGCAATCGATCGCCTCATTGTAGCGACCATCCGTGTTCGCGGCGACGGTGTTCAGGAATCCGTAATCCATCGTTGGGACCCCTTGACGATCGTGCGCCTTGCAGCCAATAAATCGGATTCCGCGCGGCGTGCCGGCTGCAGTAGTCTGGCCCTCGATGATCCGAAATCCAGCGGTCGTGCCCCAAGCGCCGTTGCTGCCCGTGTCATAGGCAGAGCAACCAATAAAATCCAGGTCTCCTGTTACTACCGTGTCGGTCGCACCAGGTCCTGAAGCGACAAATCCGGAGGAGCCGCACCGAACGGCGACCGCGCCGATAATCGTCCCGTCGCGGGCACTGTTGGCAAACTTGTAGCCCCACGTATAGCAGTCAGAGCACACGCCACCTGTTACCTCGAATCGCACATTGCCCGGGACGGATCCGGTGAAGTCCATCCCCTGATCCACACTATCCACGCGTGGACCATGGACATAGAAATCTGAGCATCCGCTGAAGACCAACCCTCTGGTGTATCGCGGCGTCGCACCGGATCCGTAATTGCCGCCGAGGTCTCTCGCACGAGGATTGTAGACCGTAAAATCGGAGCAGCTCGCGATCCACATTCCTTGGACCCTGTCGTCTCCCGGATCGGAGCCCAGCGAATAATCCATGTCGCGAATGAGCGGGTTCACTACCGTGAACTTCGTGGCATTTACGATCACGAAGCCCGTACCCATGTCGTCGCCGAAAACCTCGATACCCTCAAAATAATGTCCGGAGCCTCCTGAAATGTAGATGCCCGCGTCGTCGTTCAGCGATCCATTTGTGCCGTCGCCATTGCGATCCACCCTCACGCGCACAAGCCGAATGTTGTTACTGTTGTCGCTGGTAAGTGTGCGTACGTCGCCAGCAGCATCGGGCGTGAGTTGCTTTAGCGTGATGTCCTGCAGGCTCGTGTTCGCAGGCACCTCGAGATTTCCGGAGATTCCGTAGGTTTGGCCGCCTCCGGTCACAGTTACCCCAAGAACTGTCGCAGCGTTGATAGCGGCGAGGATAGCAGACTTGTTCACAGCACCGTTGGTGCTGGCTGCGGTAGAGGCCCCAAACTCGGATACATGGACCACCGTCTTAGCCATCGCCACGAGGGCATTTACGGCGTCCTCAATGTATCGTGTCGACGGATTCTCCGCGTGCCCGAGGCTACCGCGCATCCAGTATTGCAAAGCTAAAGCTTGCTGGTCAGTCAGCATGACAGTGCGAACTTTCGTTTCAGGATTGCGCTCATTGTGTCGTAGTGGTTTGCGCTCTCGTGGGCCTTCACAAGCTCGCTCTCGAGGGTTCGGATACGTGCGCGCAGCTGTTCAGCGCCCGCGACTTCTGTGGCCAGGCGGGCAATCTCCGAGCGCGTGTGGCGAAGCTCCCCACAGCGCATACTGAGCTCGGCCTTGAGCACTAGTACCTGCTCATCCACCGGCATGACTAGCTTTGGCGTAGCCTCCACAGGCTCCGGCTCTTCGAGAGGCACATCCTGCCCTGCGCAGAGGGCCGCGTAGTACTCGCTCGCTTGCGCAGGAGTCACCAGAGCACCACGACTCCCTGTGCAGTAGACGTTGCCTTGAGCGCCAGCGCCTGGATGTCCCATACCAGAGGACCAGATGGTAGCGTGACGTCTGTGCCATCCAGACCTGTAACGACCAGAGTACCGGCCGTGGCTATCACAATCTGTCGGCATGGACGACCCGGCAGAGTGTCTTTGGTCGGATCGTTGGCGAGGATGTCGTAGGCCACAGGCGTGCTAGTCCATGCGGTCCGGAAGGCCGGGCTGGGAAAGATTTCGTTGTTTGCTCGAGCAGACATTTGTTCTCCTTATCTAATTCCGATTCTGAGGGCCGACCGATGGCGCCCTTTAATCGGCGCCTCCGACCCGTCAGAGATCACAGCCGCCGCAGACGAGAGTCCGGCACATGTGCCCCAGATGCTACCGGTGCCGAATAGCGAGCCAGTTGCCGTGGAATCGCCGACAGCAACGCCACTCATGGCAGCAGTCGACTCGCCTGATATGGCTCCGGTGACAGTAGCCTGGCCATCTACCTGCCCAAGTACTGATCCGATGCCTAGGAACTCACCGGTGACAACACTGGTGCCATCGGCCGTACCGCTGACAGCATCGTCTGCGCCACCTGTGATTGCTCCGGTGACGGTGGACTGGCCGTCGGCTGTTGCGTCGATCGAGCCGATGCCACCGATTGCGGCCACGACATCGCCCGCTCCCGCGCTTTCGCCCGTGACTGAACCAACGCCCCTGATTGCCGCTGAAGCCGTGCCCAGACCGTCACTCTGCCCGGTTACAGGACCTGGAGCAATAAAGGCTCCTGTGACAGTCGCTACGCCTGCGGAGGTGCCAAAGATTGAGCCGGTACCGGCCAGATTGGCAGCTACCGTTGCTACGCCGTCTGACTGTCCGAGGATATCGTTAGGTGGCTCAGACGCCGTGTAATCTACATCCCAAGCAACGGTACCGATCTCGACACGGCGCCGCGCGGCGCCGCTACCGCTACTTCCTCCGCCTGTCTGCTCAAGTCGACACTCGACGCCCGCTCCGCTGGCATCACTAAGCAGTGATGCGTTCCACGTGCCGCTAACTACCTCGCCAGGGT